AACCTCCCCCGGAGGTGACACTTGATCGCAAAATCTGGATCTTGCTGTTTCCTGATCTTGCGATACTCACGATCGCGAGCAAGATATGCATCGTATCGCGCTGGATCATTCTTACGTTGATAGTATTGGTTTAACGAATACTCGCGGAGGCCACTGACTTTGACCGGATCGCTCTTGATTTTTCGGTAGTAGCGTTTGGCGCGTGCCTTGGATTTTGCAGCATAATCCGGATCATTCTCCCGCTTCCGACGATGATACTCGGATGTCTTTCGGCTTTGCTCCTTACGCCGAACCGGATCAGCCATGATCCTCTCCCGCCATTTCTTGGTTTGTTCAATTCGCTTCTCGCGATGCCTTCCCTGCTGTGCTTTTACCTTGTCTGGATTCTCTAGCCTCCAGCGGCGGTTGTATTCTGTTCTGTCCTTGACTCCTGCTACGGCCATAGGCCGGGCCTAGCGTCAACTAGGCTCCGTACGCTCATTTCCCGACTCCTTGACCGCCTCGCGTCCGACGATCTTCAACATGGTCGCCCCAACGACCTGAAGACACTCCGCATCGAACAGGTGATTCGGTCGCGAGCCGATCTGCTTCCACATCCAGTGGCCCTTTTCCTTGATCCGCTGCTCGCTTTCGAGCTGCGCAAGATAGTCGTCGTCGATGTCGTCGGGGACCTCCCAGGTCGGTCCTTGGGCGGGATCCTGGTTGCGGCGCAAGCGTGCGAGCGTGTCTTTGATGTTGAGGTTGCTCCAGTAGTGGACGTGGCAGGACTGGCGATGCGAAAGCACGACCTTGCGCCGGGGCGAGTAGAACCGTTGGACGGTTTTTCCATCGCGCCCCTTGTGCGCATAGACTGGGCGGCGGTCGCCAATGAGTGCCACCCATCCTCGCTTGGCACACTCACGATAGACGTCGTAGGTCGCATAGCCGGCATCGAGAAAGACAAGGCTTGGGTGAATCTCGAAGCGTTCCTGCAACACGTCGATGTCGGTAAAGGTCAGGATGCGCTCGTTCCACATCAAGCGGCTCGATCCCTCCGCCGACCATGAGCGCACCACGGCAAACAGGTGATCCATCTGGCAGTCCACTGTGATGAAGCGAAGCGGTATCAGGCCGGTGCGCTCGGGCAGCGGGGCGGCAATCACACGTCCGCTCTTCGGCTCAATCGCGCCTTCCTCTTCCCACGTCTCACCGCGCTTGTAGCCCGATTTGACGATCTCCAGCTTGTAGTCTTCGACATATTCGCGCCACGGCAGACCGAGCCGCTTCTGGTAGAATTGTTGGAGCAACGAGACATCACCTTTGCGCGCTGAAGCCTTGGCCCGCAGATAGAGTTCGGCGAGCTGCCCCCAGCTCATCGCGCACAGCGCGTTCCAGTGGAAGCCGACGTTTTCCTTCGATGCTTTCGGATTCTTGGCGACGAACGCCCCGGTGGCATTGAGTTCACGTCGTGTCCGCTCACCGTCGTTGAAGTAGTGGTTGCACGACTCACAGCGCATTGCCGTGGTGCGCCGGACTTCGTCGAAATCCCATTCACCGAATTCATCCCTGGCCGACTTGCTCCATTCGACGCATTCCCATTTGAACGGCTGCCGGTGATGGCACTCGGGGCAGGCAAACGTCCACTCGCGCTGGTCAGTGGATTCGAACTTGCGGTGTGTGTCATCGTCCTCCTCCCCGCCCTGACTCATGAAGATGCACTTCCCGAGCCAACCGAAGGCGGTCACGCGTGCCTCGGCTTCCGCCATGTGACCGACCGGCCAGCGCCAAGTCTCGTCCCCGATCAACCAGCGGATCGAACGTCGCTGGAGGTTGGTCTTATTGTGCGCCCCGAGAATCCAGAGCGTCATTCCGTTGTTGAACTGGATCGTGTTGTTCTTGCGCTTGTGGCGGTGGATGCCGGTCGGCATGAGTCGTCTCACAGGCTCGCATTGGTCGAAAAGTTTCTGCAGGCGCGACTCGGAATAATCGCGGGCGTCTTCGTCGGTTTGGTCAAGCCAGAGGGCTGGCCCCGGAAGGTTGGCGATGATGTAACAAATCGTTAGCTCAGGTGCGGTGGTTTTGGACGACTGGACCGACGCGATGATCGAGACGAGCCGGATGCGCGGATCAACCAGTGATTCCATGACCTCGCGGATCCATGGTGAGTTCTCGGACCGGAAGCGTCCCGGGTTGGGCGAGTAGGGAATCCCCTCGATGTGATCCTCGCACCATTGCCAGGCAGGGCGCCGGTCGGGCGGTTGCCATGCTTCGCGCCAGATGTCGTGGAGCACTTTCATGATTCGTGGAGGCAAAGGAGAACCTCATCAATCGCCTGTCGGCACTCCCGCTGGATGCCCGTGGCGTCCAAGCCCGAGAGGATTGGAGGCAACTCTGACTCAAACTTGGCCCGCAGGATGGAAGTCGCTCGGGCGACGTGGCCGATCCACTCGCTCTTCACCTGATGGATCGGAACGTATTCGCCCCTTTTCACGGCGATGCGGAGTTCGCGCTCCTCGACTTCGGCGAGCAACTTGCGCGCCTTGAGAGCCTCCTCGTTGCCGATCGGCACCTTGCCTGCCTTGAGTCCTCGCAGCCGAACGAACTCGCGCCAGTCGGCCACCGGCCACAAGCCATTGGACAGCGGCTTGGGCGCGCCATCGAGTTTCTGCCAGGTGGTGAGAGTGCGGCGGGTCACGCCTAACACAGCAGCAAGCTCGACGAGCGTCTTTGCATAGGCGAGCGATTCCTCGCTGCCGGCCGCCCGTGATTCAATGCGCGCCCGCTCGGCCACGGTGAGCGGTTTTCCCGCCGCAACTTTGCGGATTAGATTCTGCAGATCAGCCTGAAGGATCTTCTCGGCCGCCTCGGTTGAGATTCCGTCTGTAGGATTCGATTTCAAAGTAGTAGACGCAGCTGTGGCTCAGTGATCTTTTTGTTTTTGCTCAGATTGGCTCAAGGTTTCACCGCCACCCATCCGGCGAAATTCAGATGCCGCCAGAAGCAATCGACCGAAGTGAAGCCTTCTTCACGAAGTAACTCCTCGTTCCAGCGTGCGGTAACCGGGACCAGCACGCCTTCCAGCGACAGCCGCTTGCGGTCGATCTGACTGTCGGAATACCCATTCTCCCGCTTGATGTTGAGAAATAGGTTCACGAATGCTTCGTCGAGTTTGGCGGTCGCGCCGAGAATCTTTTCCACCAGGATGAAGGCTCCACCCGGAGCCAGCGACTCGAACACGCGGCGGATGATTTGCTGGCGGTATTCGATTGGCGTGAACTGGAGCGTGAGCACCGAGAGCACGAGGCTGGATGTCACACCAGGGAACTCGTGGCGCAGGTCGGCAGACTGGATGGTGACGCGATTGCCGTGCGGGTGGTAGTTGAAGTTCTGACGCGCCGCCTCGATCATCGGTTCGCTGATTTCCATGCCGACGTAATCGTTGGCCGCGCCGAAGTTAGAAACGAAAGGCAGGAGCGCCTGACCGCGGGAACATCCCATGTCGATGATGGCGGTGCCGGGTTGCACGAAGCGCCGGCCCACCTCGAAGGTCACCATCCGCATCGCGTTGTATTGGGGGATGCTCCGCTGGAGCATGTCGTCGAATACGGCGGTCACTTCCTGATCGAACTGCCAGGCTCCGCGGGGAACGACTTCATCACGTTGGGCTTCACTCATGCCCGCGTGACGGATGTCAACGCGGCAGGCGTTTCACGATCCGCGTGCCTTCGGTCAGTCGGTCACCTTCAGGGGTCACCCAGAAGCACGGGATCGAAAACTTCGCATACATCTCGCGAGTTCGTGGGTTGCTTTCAATCGCGATGTAGCGGGAGTCATCGCCGTGGGTCGGGAACACGTCCTTCATAAGCAGGTGTTCTTTGATTGCCGGTGGATTCCACCACCCCTTCGGCGCGAAGCACGCATCCTGCGGACGCCAGCCGGTTTGCTCCTCGATGCGGTCGAGCGTCTTGATCGTCCAGGTTTCCGGGCGAGCGGTGATGAGAACGACCGTATGCGGGCGGACCAGTTCCACCAGCCATTGCCGGTATTGCTCGTTGGCCAGTCGCTTGTCCATACGGACGGGTGTGGTGCCGCGTGCCGGATTATTG